TTAATCTTTTTATATTGACGCTTACGCTTTCTAAGAAATTTGTCTCTATCTAAACGATGCATTCTGTCAATCATAATAACACCATCTAAATGATCTACTTCATGCTGAATAATTCTAGAAGTAAACCCTTCAAAAGAATCTACTAATTCAGTGCCTTCTTCGTTAAAATATCTAACGCAAACATTGTTGTATCGTTTAATCTTTGCAAAGAATCCTGGAAATGATAGACAACCTTCCTTGTCATGATTAATATCGTTTTCTGATACAGAAGAAATTGTAGGATTAATAAAAGTTTTTAGTTCACCATCGTGAGCAGCAACCATAATTCTTTTATTAATTCCAACTTGAATAGCTGATATTCCTACACCTCCTTCTACAACACATGTGTCTCTTAAGTCTTTAATTAGTGATGCATCTTCTTCTGAAAGTGGAAATGATACTTCTTGAGAAACTTCTTTTAATGAAGCATTAGGAAATGTCACTAGTGTTCTTTTTGGCACTTCTTCTCCTTCTTGTTCGTTTAGGTTTTACTTCTTCTACTTGCTCTTCTTCTAAGACAACTTCAATAGTAGGTTCTTGAGGCTTGATACCTTCTAGATACTTTTTTCTAGAAGCATTAAATCTTTCCTCAGTAATTGGTGCCACATTTCGCTGCCTTAAAAATGTTGTAAAATCATCATATGTGCCTTGTGGATAGATTACAAAATAGTTTTGTAAAGTAAATCCTTTTCGCTGACAAAATAGGTCGTATGAATATCTCATTTATGTAACTTTCCTTCTCCAGATTCTTTAATTAAAGATACTACAGCCTGTTGAAAATCTGGACTTTTAGCAATCTTAAAAGCACTTTCATCATCTAAGATGACACCATAGTCTTTAGAAATACCTTTGGCAACTTTAGTAAAGCCTCTAAGAATAATATTACGAACAGTAGCGTGATTCATTTTGTCACCTCTTTCTGTCATAATATTTGCGATCTCACGATATTTAAGAGAACTAGAATCATTACTTACTGAAACATATTTGTTAGTTGCTTTAGTCATTATTTACTCCTATACTTTGGAAATTCGCCTTGTGAATAGATACTTTCTCTAAGTCCAAATCTAAGTCTAATAACAATTTCTTCACGTGGTGAAAGAGATGAAAGATTTTTCTTAATAATTGACATTAGCTCTTTGTTAAGATAAGACTCTTCAGGCGTTTCCTCTAAAGAGTCAATTTTCTCACCAAGTGACCGATCATCATCATTGTCACTAGAGCTTTTGTCAATATTAAGATATCTTGCATTTGTCTGCGATGAATTCTTTACAGCGTTTACTGTAACACCTAATGCTTCGCTAATTTCCTCTTCAGTTGGTAGTTGACCAAGCCTGTTTTTATAGTCCTCTTTAAGTTTGTTGATTTTAAGGGAAAGAAGCCGACTATGTGTCGGAACCTTCATTGTTGATGCATGTTCATTAATATATTGCAAGCAAGCCTGCTTAATCCACCAACATGCATAAGTGCTAAACTTGTAGCCTAAAGTGTGATCAAACTTATCAACAGCTTTGACAAGTCCAATGCAGCTTTCTTGAATAAGATCACTCAAAGGAATGCTATCCCTATGATATTTCTTTGCAATAGAGACCGCAAGTCTATAGTTTGAAGCAATAAGCTTTTCTCTTGCTTGCTTATTACCTAATTTAATTTGTTCTGATAAGTTGCATTCTTCTTCTTTTGTGAGTAACGGGTTATTGTCAATATCATTTTTAAGGGAATCGATTACGGATAAATTCATTATACCTCGTTATTTTTTGTGTTTATTTTAATATATATTAATCTCTATTACACGCGAAGGTTCTTTATCGTCACTTATCTCATTATTTGTATATGTCGTGTTCTCAGGCTTATAAGCTTCAATATAAAGAAACTCTAAGCTTGATTCAAATTGTTCTTCTTGTTTTTTAAGTCGCTCCTCTTCAATTATTAAGTCTAAGATGTCTGTCATAATACACCTCCCTTATAATTAACTATTGCATATTTTCATCTAACTGAACAAGTTGAACATTTTGTAGTGCCTCATAGTTTTCTAAAACAACACATCCTACTGAAATAAGATTGCATGCTGCTTCAGTTGCGTTTTCAAGTGCAGTCTTTGTTACCTTAAACGGATCAATGATACCTGCTTCAATCATGTTTTCATTTTTACTTGATCTAAGGTTATAACCAATAAAACTATCACCTGTGTTTTCTAAGATCTTTTCAACAATATAATCAGTTCTTAGATCAGCATTATTAAGAATCTGTTTAAGCGGTGCCATACAAGACTCTGCGTAGATCTTTGCAATAGACTTGCCTAAGATAGACCTATCATCATTACTAGCTTTGTTTTGTAGACCAACACCTGCACGAAGGAGTGCTGTTCCACCGCCAGGTAAGAAGCCGCTTTCCATTGCAGACTTTGTAGCATGAAGTGCATCATCGATTCTATCTACAAGTTCTAGCAGAGAAGACTCAGTATGAGCACCAATAGATAGGACAGCAACAACACCCTTGAGAATAACCAGACGTTGTGTTAAGAAAGCTATGTCCTCCTTAGACAGACCTGGCTTATCCAGCTGAACTTCTACTTCGGCAATAACACTTTCTTGATCTTCCTTCTGATGTTCACATCCTACAAAGATTGTTTCATTGTTGCTTACTTCAATCTTCTTACAAGTTCCTAGCTGTGATAGGTCATAGTCTAGCGTTGCATCTTCAGATAGATCATAAATAACTTGACACCCTAAAGAATCAGCAAGATCATTTAGAATCTGGTTTCTCTTTTCGCCGTAGAATGGTGACTTAATACAAGATACATTTAACAGTCCTTTTGAAACATTTACAAGTAGAGACTGAATGGCTTCTTGTTCATAGTCATCTGCAATGATAAGAAGAGGCTTGCCACTTTGGTGAACCTTTTCTAGGATAGAATAGATCTGTGTTAAGTTATTAAGCTTGCTACCAAGAAGAAGAACAAAAGGTTCATCAAATACAGACCTCATCTTATCTTCGTCATTACAGAAGTAAGGTGAAACATAACCTCTATCAATCTTAATACCTCTTACAAGATTAAGACTAGTTGTTGTTGTCTTTGACTTTTCAACCGTAACAAGACCACTGCTACCAACCTCTTTCATTGCATCAGAGATTAGTCCACCGATATATGAGTCACCATTTGCTGATACTGTTGCAATTTGCCTGATCTCTTCATCCGAAGAAACTTCTCTTTTTGAAGCTGAAAGGTTTTCGATAACATCATCACAACATTTCTTTAACTCAGACTTAACTTGTGAAGGTGTTCCTAAACCACTTTTAACTACTTTGGTTGCATTCTTATAAAGACTATATGTTAACAGTGTTGCTGTAGTGCTACCATCACCTGCAACCCTAGCAGTGTTTTCAGATGCTTGCTTTGCAATATCAGCGCCTAATGACTCAACCCTATCCATTAGATGGATATTCTTAGCAACAGTTGCACCATCTTTAGTAAGGTGAGGTGAATCACCTTTTCTTTCAATAAGCGCTAAATTGCCTTCAGGGCCCATTGTAACGCAAACAGCTTTAGTAAGCTTCTCAACGCCATTAAGAAGTTTATCTTGTGCTTCACTATCAAAAAATAATACGTCTAACATTTTAACCTTTTAGAAGTCCTCTGCTTGCTGTTGACTCATTTACTGTGCTTGTGTTTAACGATGCATCACTTAAGCTAAGTTGACGCCTCTCCTTTGTTAGAACATTCTCTGCGACATATAAATCGCCAACCCTCATAGCAACCTCATTCTCTGCAATAACTGCAGTGCTTCTAAGTCTTTGCTGAATTGAATCTTCTAAAATCATTAGTTATCTCCTAAATTAAATGTGTTAATGTATTTATTCCAAGTTGTTTCTTTACCGATAATAGAGTTAAACTTCATATTTGTAAATTCTTCCTTAAGACCAACAGGATTTAGATCGTTTGTTTCAAACCATTCAATTTCTTCCTGCTCTTCTTCATTTAACTTATGAAATCTAATTAGATTAACGTTTACTCTAAACTTCTCTAAGTTTCCGGCTGTTCCTTGCAGAAACTCTTTTAACTTAGATCCATTTTCTAGAAGAGCCTTAGCGCGTTTATCTCCAATACCTTTGAAACCTTCAATGTTGTCAGAGGCATCACCTCTTAATGCCTTCCATATAATATAATCATATTCAGGCCTATTTACAAAACTTTTTTTAACAGGATTGTAAAGTGCAATATTATCTGAAATTGATTGAATAAAGTCTGTATCTGAAGAGACAATAGTTACATTATCATCCTTATTGCTGTGCATTTCAGCTAAGTGTGCAGCAATATCGTCACATTCAAAGTCTGCATGTTTTACAAGCTGAATTGGAAAGTATTCTTGAAGAATTCTTACAATCTCTCTTC